CGATCCTTTTCTAACCCACAAAACACTTCGATCGCCCACGATCAGACTAAATCGCTTTGATCAATTTACAAACGGGAGAGATCCTTTCAGATTCGACCTATTCAGGATTAGGAGGTGTGCAAACTCCACGAATTCACTCAAAACTGACTGATTTACCTTCAAAAGGTCAGGACATGATTGATCTTGCTACCGAACTCGGCATCAACCTTATGGAATGGCAGCGGTATGTCTGCATTCATGGTCATAAGGTGCGTGAGGATGGTCGCTGGGCTCATTCTGAACTAGGGCTCATTATGGCAAGACAGCAAGGCAAGTCCACGCTGATGATGCTTCGAATCCTGACCGGCATGTTCGTCTGGGGTGAGGGTTTACAACTTGCATCAGCTCACAGACTTACAACATCACTTGAAACCTTTCGGCAGATAGTTGGCTTAATTGAAACCAATCCAAGACTTGAAAAGGAAGTAAAGAAAATCCGATGGCAACATGGTGCTGAGGAAATTGAATTGTTTGGCAATAGGCGATTTGTTGTGAAGGCTGCTAACAATGCAGCTAGAGGTTTAAGCAAACCTGAAACAATCCATCTTGATGAGTTAAGAGAATACAAGGATGAGGATGCTTGGTCATCAATGCGTTATTCCATGATGGCAGCTAAGAATCCACAGGTTTGGATTTATTCCTCGGCTGGAGATCAGCATTCCGTAATCTTAAACAAATTGCGTGAGAGGGCGTTAGCGTCAGCCACGACTAACGATCCGATTGGTTGGTTTGAGTGGAGTGCCGAACCCGATGCACCGATCTTGCTACCGTCAGGTGAGATCAACTGGGATGCTTTCGCTCAAGCCAATCCGTCATTAGGAATTACAATTCATCCAGATAACTTGAAAGCAGTTATTAACGATCCACCGGATATTGTGCGAACCGAAGTTTTGGCGCAATGGGTGGACACAATCAATTCAGCAATCGATGCACAAAAGTGGGCTTTATGTCAGACTGACCCAATACCTTTAGATCCTGACGCACCTACTTGGCTTGGACTTGATTTGTCGCCTGATAGAAAATTTGGCGCATTAACTGCAACTCAGAAATTATCCGGAGAAAGATTTAATTTAGTTTTACTGCACACTTGGTCAAATGATTACAGCTTAAACGATTTAGCAGTTGCAAACGATATTGCTCCTTATGTTAGAAAATATAACACTCAAACTGTGGCGTATTCCAAAAGGACTGCACAAGCTGTTGCAAGTCGGCTAGTTCCGGCAGGGATACCCATTACCGACATGGATGGGGCTATCTATGCGGAAAGTTGTGATCGGTGGCTGGGCGCAATAAATTCCCATCGATTACAGCATGGTGGGCAGGATGAACTGACCCAACAAACACTTTCAGCAGCCAAATTGCCATTTGGGGATGGCAGTTGGGTTATTGGAAGGCGAGCAAGTCGAGTGGCAGTTTGTGCAGCTGTCGCCTCGGCATTAGCAACATACTTTGCGACACAACCAGAAACGGAAATAGATATACAAGTCGGATAAATAGGATATATGGTATATTATGCTCTAATGGGATTATTCGATCGATTTATCACAAATACCGCAATCACACCAACAGTCGATGTAGCTGCCGCTAATACTCCTTACAATTTGCAATCAGCTGTTGGCGGATTATTTTATGGCGCACAAACAGCAACTAGAGAACAAGCAATGTCTGTGCCATCTGTCGCAAGAGCAAGAAACATTATTTGCTCAACAATTGGATCGCTACCTTTAGAAACTTACAATCACTTTACAAAAGAGCATTTAGATCCAAACAGAGTAATTATGCAACCAGATCCAAGAGTTGCTGGATCAGCCATTTATGCATGGATCGCTGAGGATTTGTTATTTCATGGCGTTGCTTATGGACAAGTTTTAGATTCTTATGCTGCATCTGATAACAGTCGGGTAAGAGCATGGACAAGAGTTGCACCAGATCGAGTTACATATAACCTTAATGCAAATCAAACCGAAATTACTTCATACATGGTCGATGGAATGCATGTTCCTGCAACAGGCATTGGATCTTTAGTTGTATTTAGCGGATTAGATGAAGGCGTGCTCAATCGTGCCGGTCGCACAATTAGAGCTGCACAAGAATTGGAAAAGGCTGCCGAACTATATGCAAAAGAGCCAGTTCCAACAATGGTATTAAAGTCAAATGGCACAAACCTTACTCCAGAGCGAATTACAAAACTTCTTGAATCATGGAAGGTTGCTAGAAACACAAGAGCAACTGCATTCTTAAATGCTGATGTTGAATTAAACGCTCTTGGCTTTGATCCACAAAAATTACAATTAAATGAAGCACGCCAATACCTCGCAACCGAAATTGCTAGAGCAGTTGGCATTCCAGCATCATTCTTATCTGCTGAAACTACCAGCATGACATATAGCACGACTGTTATGGAACGCAAAGCCCTTATTGATTTTAGTTTGAGAAATATCATTACGCCAATTGAGCAAAGATTATCGGCTGCTGATTTTGTGCCAAATGGTGTTGAAGTTCGATTTGACATTGATGATTTCTTGAGAGGCTCAGCATTAGAGCGTGCTCAAGTTTATGAAATACTAAACCGCATCGGCGCAATGAGTGTCGAACAAATCCAAGAGGAAGAGGACTTAATCCGATGAAGATTAATTTCCCAATTACAATAACCGCTGCTGATACAAACAAACGAACAATCTCAGGAACTATTGTTTCTTGGAATGAGGCTGGAAATACATCAGCCGGCAGAACAGTATTTGCAAAAGACAGCATTGATTTTTCAAAGCCTGTTAAATTGCTATTAGAGCATGATAAAACACGCCCATTGGGTAAGTTGATTGACATTACCGCAAACGATCAAGGCTTAGAAGGCACATTTAAGTTAGCAAAAACTTTTGCAGCTGATGATGCACTTGAGGAAGCAGCCACAGGTTTGCGTGATGGATTTTCCGTTGGTGTGATGGTGGATGCATGGGATAACAAAGACGGAGCAATGGTTATCTCAAAGAGTTCATTACAAGAGGTCAGTTTGGTGTCTGATCCAGCAATTGCTTCAGCAAAAGTTGAATCCGTAGTTGCAACAAATACATTAGAGAATTCCGAAGCAACCGCTGAGGATCAAACAACACAGGAGGACAAAGTGTCAGATATTACATCTGAGGCTCCTATCGCAACCGAAGCGGTAGAAGCTGCAAAGTCTGAGCCTGTGGCAGTAGTAGCAGCACAATCTGTTGCATACACAAAGCCACGCTCACCAATTATCAACAAAGCAACATACCTAGAGCATTCAGTTCGTGCTGCACTAGGAAACGATGAGAGCCGTCAGTATGTAATGGCTGCTGATACAACCAGCAACAACTCTGGCTTAATTCCAACACCACAATCAGCAGAAGTTATCAATGGTATTTCAAATGCAGATCGTGGATCAATTGATGCAATTTCTCGTGGCGTATTGCCAGCATCAGGTATGACTTTTGAGATTCCAAAGATTACAACTGCTCCAACAGTTGCTGAGGAAGCAGAAGCAGCAACAATTGATTCAACCGACATGGCATCATCTTTTGTAACAGTAAATGTTAAGAAATTTGCCGGCGGACAAACATTCTCAGTTGAGTTGCTGGATCGTTCATCACCAGCATTCTTTGATGAGTTAGTTCGTCAAATGGAATTTGCTTATGCAAAAGAAACAGATAAGTTTGTTGCTAATGGCATCATCTCATCTGGCTTAATTGCTACAACAGCACAGGACAACACAGCAGCAGGATTACTTGCTTATGCTGCACAAGCTGCTCAATTGGTTTATTCAAACTCATTGGGATTTGCTCGAAACATTGTTGTATCACCTGAGCAATGGGGTAACATTATGGGTTACAACGATTCTGGTCGCCCAATCTACAATGCCTCAAATCCACAAAACGCAGGTGGAGCAGTAGGACCACAATCACTTCGTGGAAATGTTGCTGGACTTGATCTTTATGTATCCCGTTCATTGTCAGCATTGACATACACAACTGGCGATGGATCAATGTTTGTAATCAACCCAGAATCATACACATGGTATGAGAGCCCACGCTTACAACTTCGTTCCGACATTACAGCAACTGGTCAAGTATCTGTTGCTTATTATGGTTATGGCGCACTTGCAACAAAAATCGCCAACGGATCAGTTCACTTCAACAAGAACTAATCTAAACCAACTTAATGCCTAGGGTTGCTCCCGATCCTAGGCATCCACTTAAGGGAGATTAGAGAGAGGAATTTATGCCTTCAATTATTACCGCAACACAATTGCGCTCCGTATTGGGTGTAAGTTCCTCTCTTTACAATGACGCTTATTTAGATCAAATAATAGATACAAGCGAATCGGTCATCCTGCCAATGCTTGTAACATTCAAAAGCCCGATTCAAAAAGTGTCGCTGACAGATAATGTCGCCACTTTCACTACACTAGGAATCCATGAATTTACCGAAGGACAATCAGTTGTCATCACAGGATGCGGAACACCTTACAACGGAACAAGAGTTGTATTGGCAGACAATCTTGGAGAATATACCTTTTCGCAATCGATCACTAATAACGATCTACTCGAGGCTAATGTCATCCCATCCGGAGTTGCTGCCCTTTCTGGCGGATCAACTTATGTTGGAAACGCAGCTGTTCAGTCAGCCGTCTATACCGTTTCAGTCGAAGTTTTCCAAGCAAGACTTGCCGGCGGAGGACAGATAGAGGGTGTCGATTTTACAGCGACACCATTTA